CCCAGGTTTTTACGAGAAAGCGTATTTAATAATGATTCCTATAAGGGTAAGCGTTCTTAACGTATCACCGATTGCATAGCCAAGGAAGTCCCTGTAAGCATCTTCTACTCTTGATGAATGGAAATAGAGTTCATTCTGCGGGTTAGATGTATTGTACTCAGGTGGATAATTATCACTAGCAGGAGGCCATTGCTCATTTTCTCTTAGCCAGCCAATCATTGGGGCAAATCCGATAACAATATGACCAACGTCCTCATACCACTTTTCGTCTGACATGAATCCGTACATAGGTCTGTGGGTAACATCAAACTTATTCATTTCCTGACCTTTCTGTTGACAGATAATATAATGATCGTTAGAACCCCTCAAGGGGTTCTAACGATCATTATCTTTACATCATATCGTTGCTGAAGATGATCTTGCTTTTCCTACCCTTCTTGATTCTACTAACACTATTGGATTGATACCATTCTGTCATCAAATAAGAAGCTGCTATTCTAGCTCTATCCAAATTCGGTATCTTAGAAGGTACTAGCAAGGTAGCTACATCATCTTTGTTGTATTCTACATCAGGCTGTAGAATGTCCCAGGGCTTTAAATTCTGTACTGATTCTATGTCTGAAATATCGGGGTCTGTGACTGGTCTAAAGTAAAGGATTTCGTCAGCACCGTAATGCGGAGGTCTGATCTCAAAGAACGTAGTAGGCATACCGCTCGATACGTTTGAGACTACTCGCAATCTTCTGATGTTTGAATGATCAATATCATCCATCTGCTCAATCAATGCGTTACTTGATGCGCTACCAGAGATAGCACCAGCTCCACGAACGCTGCTCCAGACCTCTGTTTCAGATTTTCCCTGAGTAGGCTTCGCTGTGTGATGTATTAGCAATACTGCAACATTGCATTTTGATGCAATCTTTTGAATATTATTCATTACCTTTGCCATTCCCGCATTATCATTTTCTGATGTGCTGTCAGGTAAAGATGCTGCAAGAGTGTCAATGACGAGAAGGCTTGCGCCTTCTGGCATGGCCTCCTCGATGAGCCTTAGGGCTCCCTCGGAGTCCATTGCGTAGATACCCCGAGGCAATAAAACCCCTGGGGCATCACCGATGAGATAGACATTATCCCAGTAAGAATCCTTCCTCACAAGATCTGCTCTCATTTGATCTAATTTCTTAAGTCGCCTAGCAAGCTCGGAGGCTGGGAAATCAGGAGAGAGGTAAACTACTTTGGTGCCAGGGCATTCAAGTACTGCTCCAGGCCAAGGAGCCGGGACTTTGGCCTCGTCTACGGACGCTACGGCACTTGCAATATTAAGTGCAAACCAGCTCTTGCCTGAGTACGGAGGGGCACTCAGGACCGTTACGTGGCCTCTGTGAAGCAATCCAGCTACTACCGCAGTAGGCGGCGGACTTGACGCTAATTCCATAGCTCTTTCACCATTGTAGATATAGGGTTTCATTTTGATGGATTTAATTCCTGACATTGAAGACCTTTTCAGTTGATCAGGGGAGCAGGCAAGCTAATATGAAAATTCGTCGAGAGCAATACTGCTAACTCGATTTTTACAGGTGATAAGCTTTGCTAAATGTTAATCGTGTAACTCTCCTTGGTAACGTCATCGAAGATCCCACTGTTCGTAATACTAAGAATGGTACAAAGGTGGCAAACTTCCGAATAGCTACTTCTAAGAAATGGAAAAACAAAGAGGGGGAAGTTCAATCTAGTCGTCAGTTTCACCGTTGTACGGTGTTTGGCGGCGTTGCCGATTTCGTCGGCACGCTCGCCAAAGGCGACCCTGTGTTTGTTGAAGGTGAGTTGACATACGGCTCATATGAAAAGGATGGACAAAAGGTCTATACGACCGATATCAATATTGGTTTTGATGGAAAGGTGATTGCACTTGACTATGGAGATGGAGATGGAGACGACAATAATGACGAAGCCCCTTTCTGATATAAATGCTGCTCTCTTCAATATTAGAAGAGATATTGCTGCTGTTAATAAATCTCGAAAGGGATACAACTATAAGTATGCTGACTTAAAGGATTGCCATGAAGCACTTGACCCACTTCTCGAAAGAGAAGGTGTTGTCTGGATTACAGAACCCCACTGTACAGACGATGGGCGGGCTGGCGTTGTTTACTCTGCCATTCATATTGAATCCGGCACTTCGCGTGACGGCACTCTCATGCTCCCGATGGTTGATGGCGACCCCCAGAAAGCAGGAAGTGCTATCACGTATAGTCGTCGCTACGCTTTGGCAATTTTCGGACTCCTTACGGAAGGAGACGACGATGGTAAGGCAGCAACAAAGAAACGATTATCAGCAAAGGAGAAGAAAGCAGACCTTCCACAATACATAACAATAGATGAGTCTCAGAGATTCCTTACAAAGTGTAGGGCTATGGCTGATAACAAGTTCCAAAAAGATGAAAAAAAGGCTTTAGCTGAATACATGCGTATTGGCAAGGCCCTAATCGCTCATCTTGGAATCGAAAGACTTGGCGCTATGGAATCCTCTATGATTTCTAAGGCTAATAAGTTTCTTGAATCATAGCAATAGTGCCCGATCTCTACTGGCAGCAAGCTAAACCTGAAAGCATTGATTCTTGGGAATTCCAGAAGAGTGCAGATTCTGATTCTTGGGATTACGTTGAGAGTGTGAGTGATGCTTCTCAATGCTTAACATGCTTCACGGCTTTTGTTCATGAAGAACAAGAAGGCTTTTACTACAGGGCCCGCTCGGTTACTCCGAGCGGGTCAGTATCGGACTGGTCCCTTCCTATGCGAGTGCCTGAACCCGACGTGATAGTCGGGCTTATTCTTGGTGTTCTTTTTTTACTTATTTTCTACAAAAAGGTATCTTGATAGATTTTGCTCCATTGCTCGCAAAAGTTAGAGACTTGACAGTAGTTATTTTCACAACGTATATTCTTAGAGGGCCTGTACTCTACGAAATACCCTCCTCCTCGTCCCGCCGGTTTCAGACATTGAATATAATCTTCAGCTTCTTTCCTTGTGTCTAGGATTTTTATCGCTCTAACACGGTGCTCGCGCATTACGGCAAATCTTCCTGGTTTAGACCATCTATCCTGAGCATTACAAAGCTTTTGCAGTTCATGGGCCTGAATCCTATTGAAAATGTATTCTCTACGTTCTTCACTTGTCCACAATGGAATGTCAACCTTGACAATTGGGGAAGCAGGATATCCTTTCTGCTTGCGCCTAAATGCAGACCAGTCTCGACAAATAGCGATGACCTCCAGCGATGCGACAGTCTCACCCTTGGCTTGCTCAACTAGCTCTGCATAGCAATTTAATTGTTTATGCCATTCGGGTTTAGATGAGTGCATCAAGGTTGCGGTACTGCATGTCTTATAGTCGCTCAAGATCCAACCATCTTCAGAGGGTGTCTGGAGATCAATCGCACCGGAAAGCCTGAGATTTCCAGGCCCAGGGCATTTCATGTATAGTCTTTCTTCCGTAATGGCATTTTCGTCTGCACCTCTTTCTAGGACTAGGTGAATGGCGGTTCCAAGCAAGGAGAATATTTGATCAGAAACGTCTTCCGTAATTTCAGAATCATGCTTAGTTCGCAACCTAAATACTTGCGGACTGTCAATTAGCGATGTGACTGAAATATCAGCATCACCTCTAGAGTATTCGTCATTTTTTGAAAACTTCTCAAATGCTTTGGGGAGTTTATATTTATTTGTTAGTATCACACAGACCCCTTTCGGTCCTTATCAAATCATTTTTTAAGCTTGAACCTGCCATTAGGAAGTCTCTCTGGTTGTTTCTTTAGAGGTGCTCGTCTTCCTCCAAAGTTACCGTTTTTATTTTTATTCGGCTTTCCATCAGATTGCATCACTTCCATGATGGCTTTTAGGCGAAGCTTAATTTCTGAGTACGGGATCTGTTCTTCAAGAATATACTGATCAAATAGGATAATTGCCTGATTAAAACCCTTGAAGTAATGGTAACGTTGATCAGGGGAAGAAGCCATGCGTTCACCGGCTTGAATGCCCCTAAGATAGATTTCGTCAAATGTATTATGATCCAAAACATTGCTATTTCCTTTGCTCAAAATTTCTCCAAAAGTTTAAAGAGTAAAATTCTTTGTCTTTCTTCTTCTCGATCCTTGTGCTTTAGTTCGCAATCTTCTTCAAAATCATCATTAGTTTCGTGAATGTATTCTTCTTCTTCAAGAGAAGGTTCAAGTGATAGATTATCTCCGATTCGGGGCATATTTTTGGTCAAATCCTATGGGTTCGATCGTTACATCAATAAGTCCTTCTACAGGAAGGATTTCATTTTGAAGAAGATAAAGAGCATCGGCAATATACTGTCTTTCTTCTTTGTACTCTGCTGTAACGTCAGTTTCGTTTACTCTCCAAGTAATTAACCAGTCATTCATGATTTCCTCGCTTTCTTTATCCATCATTTCCACAACGAAAACAGAGTGACGACCAATATCGCTACTGCCATTCCCATCAGGATTATTTTAACCTCGACCTCGACTCTCAACCTCATCTCCGGGTTGACTCTTTCATCCGGTGGAGTGTTCTAACTGCTTTGACATATCGCTTCAAGAGGGATTCGACGCGCTTCCAATTTGGGCTTTCGCTCTTCATTTCTCTCGTATAGAGAGTGTCTAGCCTTCGGATTGTTTTTTCGTTCATTCGGTAACTCCATTGGTACAGGAGGGGAGCCAGAACTTCTGGCCCCCCTCCTTACCTGCAAGTGATAAAGTTAGATATGTTCCCCAGAACCACCCAGCTTTATCCTTTCTACTTGCAAGTCTTTGCTTAATACAGAAATATCTAGTTCTACATTTCTAGATTTAAATTCTTCAAGGAGTAATTCCAAGGTTCCTCTTTGTGGCCTGGTTAATCCTTGTTCTATATTGCGTATAGTTACGTGGGAAACACCTATGCAATCAGCAAGATCCTGTCTTGATAGTCTGCAAACTTCTCTTGCTGCTTTGAATATTTCCCCCCTTGGAGAGATTGATCCAACACCCAAACAAACAGGACACTTGGTTTGTTCGTAATCGCTTTCCTTTATTTTATTTTTTGTCATGGTTCTCCAAATTGGTCGGCCCACCGGGACTTGAACCCGGAACCGCACGCTTATAAGACGTGTGCTCTAACCTTTTGAGCTATGGGCCATTGGTGGGAATGGTGGGACTTGAACCCACACTAGAGGGATTTTAAGTCCCCTGCCTCTGCCATTGGGCTACATTCCCGTTACCACCAACCAATCGCCCATAGTGAAATTAAGATGAAAGCACCCGAAGGTGGTCATCTTATTTTCAGCCCACTCGATTGCTTTTTCTTTGGATAGTTCCCCAACAGGATCGGAGCCGGATCGGTTGCCTGCGAACCATCGCATCACGTTTCCATCGTATATCACGAATAATTCTGTATCAAGCATAGATCCCTTTCTCATTACCACCAAGCACTATAGGCAATGTTCCAGCCCATCAGGCAATAAGATTCTGCTTCATCAAAGATCAAAAGGTCTTGATTCTTTTCGGCATCGTCGCAATCCGATTTGCCGTAAAAGAAACCAGTTGTATAGGGAAGCATGTCTTCTCCGATTACTTTTTTAACATCAAGGATGTCTTGAAGATTCAATGGCAAATCTACGCAACTGAATTCTTTGATATCATCCACAACCCCTCTTTTGAGGGCTAGTTGCTCCATATATCCTTGGAGATTTGCGTGCTTTCGCCAGAGACCGATCTGCTCAACTGCTTCGCCTTTTTGGGCTACTAGGAATTGGTCAAGTCCCATCGTATATCCTTTAAGTATTTCATAAATAGGTATAAAAATGCGGGAGTGAAATAGATTGGGTGAACACGTGAGTGGAATACCAATGTAGAACACCACTTCATCTACTTCGATCTAGGAACTGCTCCCGCTCAGTACACTTGGAGGACTCTACATTGGTAAATTCTCAGTGTCTTCCAGGGCAACTTGCTTTTTCATTAGGGCATCAAGCTCAAATTCAAAGTCTTTGATTGCCTTTGATAACTCAAACATGAAGTTAGTTACAAGTGAAAGCAAATCAAAATCATCTTTGAAGTTATCCCTCATCAGTTTGATTTGCTCGTCCGACACCTTCGACATTCTCTACCTCAAAGCTTCTTCTAATTAAGTTATACAAGGCTTGAGTGCTATGAATAATTTTATTAGCATTCTTTTTCGTTATTGCTTGAAACGCTTCTGCTACTACAATGTAATTATATAGATCTGCAAGTTCTTCAAGTGAATCTAAATAAGGATTACCTTGAAAGGTCTTCAAATCAGGAGGCCAAGCGTTTGGCAAGCCCCGCTCTTCCGCACCCAGCTTCCACTTTTTGATAGCTTTCTTTTCTAGAGGCTCTTCTTGTGGAATGAATACGTGAATACAGTTTCCCTTGTATTCCCAAAGGAATTCAGGGAAACGTTTAGACAACTGATAGACGGTAGACTTTGCTGATCTAGTATTGCCAACAGATTGTATAAGTTCATAGACTCCAGATTCTGCTGCATTATCTGCGAAATTCTTGAGTCTTTCCGACCAGTTGTCAGCCATTTATTCTCCTAATATCGCTCGTCAAAAGTGATTTCAATCCAAGAGCGATAAGAATTGAAGTTTTCGGATTCCTTACTGTTATTGTCATCGGAATCAAAATGATTCCAAGTAGAACGAACAGAGTAACCCTTATTAGGGTCTATAATATCTTGGACACCAAGACAACTAGCGGCATCTCGGGCGCGAGTAATAAGCATCTTCTCAATCTGAGCAACAGTAAATTTAATAGTAGGCATTATTTATTTTCTCCTAGTAGGGACATGGTTTCTGACAGAAAGAAGAATCCATCTTCACCATGCCCCTACTAAATTTGTTTATGAAAGTACCTTGACTCGCTTTGCGAGTTTCTTGTACGCTAAGTTCTTCTTGGCAGCACCATCGCCCATCCAGCTATTCTGAACGGCTTTAGCTGCCCTCTTGCCTTTGGTAATCTTATCCTTTACATGGTTAAGGTCGAAGTGGTCAAAGTACTCTGTGAAGGCTTGTAGCGCGTCATATGACGAATTGCCCTCGTTTCCGAACCCATTATGGAAGAGGTCTGTGGCCTTCTCCACCTTGTTCTTCATCATCACCTGGCTTCGATTTCCAGCCTCTTCGTAGAACAAGCTTACTTCCTTTTTTACCTTCGACTTAGGGCCATCGAGGTTCAGGAAAACTTCAAGAGCAAAATCAATAAACTCATCAGTACTCATTGAATTGTTTGCAAATTCTTGAAGGATGCGCCTTCGCTCTTCAGTTTCACCACGCATTACTTCGATTGCAGTAGCTGCAAGTTCAAGCTTTTCAAGAATCGCACCCTTATGAGGAATGCGAAACATCAAGCTTTGCTTTTGAGCAATGCTTTCAGCGTACCCTACGGTATTCGCGCATTCTGCGCGAATATCCGTGGGCATCATATTGATAGAGGACTTTCCATCGTGACCAATTGCAGTAAGAAGGAAGGCATGATGAGTATTATTTACTCCAGACATCCTACGCACTTGCCAAGAGTCTGGGGTCTGAGCAAGAATCCAGACTCGTTTCCCTTCTTCAAGCGATCCGGCAGTATGATAGAGAAGGTCTCCTTCATTCACTATGCTGTCCAAGAACGTGAATGCTTCCCTGTTTTGGAATAGTTCGTATTGATCTGTGCATCGACCGAGGATGCTTTGATCAGATGTGCGGATAAGAAACTTTTCGTTATTTACTTCAGTGAACTCACCTTCATTATTTTTGATGTAGGCTGGTGATTTATCTACATCCCAATCAAGGCCTGCTGCTGCGATTGCTTCTGCTGAAGTGACTGGACCGTTTCCGAGGTCAACGCCTACTGCTGTACCTTGTGACTTGTTTCCATACCACCAAGGCTTTTTACCAGTGAACATCATTTTTTCTACATTGTGCATTTGAGACTCCTAGTTGTAAAATTTAACTTCTTCTTGAAGTTCTTCAAGAATTGAAAGGCTTTTGTTTACTAAAGATTTGCAGGCTTTTGGGTTCTCATCTATTCCATGAAAGATTAAAGAAGCACCAAGCATGAAGGATGTCAGGCTGTCTAATTCTAGAATTTTTAATATTGAGTCCCTTTCTTTATGGTTTTGAGAATTTTCGATTATATTTTCTCCTATTTTAATTATTAGTTCAATTTTATCTTCTGTCATTCTTCCCCTGTACTAATTTGAGACTATGTACCAATTTGAGACTATGTACCAATTTGAGACTCGGGTTTGGTTAAAGTAAAGGGATGTGGGCCTTTCACCCACTCGGACGTTTAACTGGCTTGGCGTTTACGTCTAACATCCAAGCCGCTCCATAGGTTGCGTACTATGGATTTACGCTGACTCAAGTATCAGATTGATACAGACGGTCAGATCTATACAGGCGGAATGTCTTGATGCGATCAAGGGCTTCTGCGATGACTTCCTTGGTAGCTTCTTCTTGCCAGATCTTGTGAAGATCCTTAAGGATTTCTTCCTGGGTCATATTGGGGATGTTGTTGATCTTGGCCTGGATTATGGCCTTCTTCATGCTACTCATGGGTTTTCTCCATATGCTTATCTGTATGAGATTTCTTTTAGCATTTTTCGTGATAGTCTTTTTGCTTGAGCTTCAGTTATGTCGAATTGGTCCCTGATTTGTGAGGCTCTTGGGTGTGAAATCATTGATGAGATTAACAGAAATTCTGCTGAGTTGCAGAAGTCTTGAGGATTTCTGTTTCTGTTTAGTTTTTGCTCTGACTGGGATAGTGTGTCGTCGATGTTCTTGATCGTGTTTCTTACTTTTGATGATACGTTTGTACTTGCTCCTGTGATTTTTTGAAATATCACTATACAAATTAGAACAATTACGATGTTTCCGATCAGCGCAGACATTATTTAGTTGGCTTTCTGCTGTTTTTGTTTTTGTATGTTTGTCCGTCCCAGATTTGTTTTATGTCTTCTGTGATTTCGGATGATTTAATTCCCAGGATTGCAATTGTTGCTACTGGTGATGCGATTAAGGCTTGGACTTTGCCTTTTGTTGAAAATTCTGCTGCTGTATTAGCTATTTGTTTTAGTGTTTTTATCATGTTGTGATGCCCTTTCGATGATTGGCATACCTTTTTCAAGGTCGATGATTGGCATGTCTGCAACGAAGTTCATCACCTTGGCAAGCTCATTGCTAGTTACTCCACCGACAATATCATCTCCGATGTCACGGTTAAAGAGATTTTCGTATACCCAACAAGTTTCAAAATTATCGTTGTTATCAAAGACTGCAACTTCTACTGAGCTGCGTTCAGGGTTGAGTCCTTGATGACCCTTGGGGTGTGAGTAGCTTCCGCGTCCTATTGAAACGGATACTGTCCATTTGTTATTGAATGTGAAAATTTGGTTTACTACTTCATCGTGTCGAGTAATTATTTTGATCATTGGATGTTTTGAGACTCTCCGTGTATCTCGAAAGCGAAAAGTGGGGGCGTTCGTTTTTGGGAACGTGTTTCGGTTGAGGGGGCGATCGGTGCATGGCATGGGCGTCCTGGCTCGCCGGTTCTTGCTCGATGTGTCTTCGTGGGGGTTTACCTGGCGTTGTGCTAGTTACGCACTGGGGGGATATACAAGGGGTCTGCCCCTTGTTACTTGGACGCTCATATCTTTGAGCGCGCCTTTTCACACATGAAAAAAAAAGGGTGGTACAAGCTGCGCTAGCAACCTGCACCACCCTGGTACTGAGCTTGGCCTACTCCGATCCGAAGGTCGGGATCGACTTAGCCATGTGAATCGCGAACTCGTTCTTCCAGCCCTTGGAGTCCGTATACGAGGCGTTCGGATCGTCCTGAATGCAGAGAAGATTCGCAATGACGCGTTTCCCCTTCAAGCACTCAAGCTTACCGGCAGGGAGTCCGCTCGGACCTGCTACCTTGCTGGCCTTCGACAAGGGGGCCTTTCCCATAGTCGCGGACCAGAGAGCAGCAAACTTGGCAAGCTCAAGCTTCGTGACGCCTGCGTTGATCTTAAGGGGGCCATGTTCGATCCCCGTTTCATCTTCGAGGTGCAGCAGCAGGTACTGATACTTGCCATGCTTGGAGTGCGTAGCCTCGTTCATCGAGGCACGTTTGATCGTGACCAAGTGCTGACCTTCGCTCAGGGCGTTGGGGTTCGCGGTACTGTCCATCAGGTTCTCTATGCTCATCATTTCGCTCATGTTATGTTCTCCATTTTCAGGGACCACGGTGGTCCGATTTTAAAATTTAAGTAGGGGCCGCCCCCCCTCGCCCCGGCGGGGGAGAACGGCCCGTTGTGCATCTTAATCTCGAAATTCAGCTAGGAGTTCGTTCTGCTCAAGTTCATAAACGTCGAAGCTTATTTCTCCGATCAGATACTTCTTTTCGAGCAAGGCGAGTCGTTCTTTCAGCTCCTCGATCTGGCGAAGCCTTTCGATGTAGCTCCCTTCGTCTATGACTTCGGGCTTTCCGAATTCGTCGATGAGGGTCGCTCCATCCTCGTCGGTTTTACTGAAGCGGTAGTCCCAAGCAAAGCCGTCGGACTCAGCGTAAAGCTGATTGGGTGAGTCAAAGCCTTCGGATTCAAACTCGAACGCTCGCTCGTTAAACGCTTGGCCGCAGTCGTGGCAAAGGACTCTGGATCTGTCGAAGAGGTGCGTCTTACAGGCCTGACAACATCGAGCCTCCTGCTCCCGTAGCCAAGCATCTTGGAGCGATCGAGAGATGGCTCGGAGTAGCGATTGCTGCTCGTCAGGCTCTCTGTTCCAGGCGTCGGCCTCTCTCATGAGGTCTGAAAGGTGGTCGCTGACATCTGCGAACTTGCGTGTCCATGCTACGGCGTAGCGGTCAGAGCGTTCCTGCTCTGCGTCCGGGTTAGTAGGGATGTCTGAAACCCATAACGTGCGTCCTGCGAGGTCGCTGAACCAGCGGTTATCTGCGCCGCGATCCCGTTTGTACTGTGCCCCCAGTGATGCAAGCATGGCATCCTTGATGGCTTCGAGTCGTGCATAGTAACGATCTTGCATTTCCATCTCCTTCTATGAGGTGAACTTCGTCAACGTCTCTTCTGCGATAACAACGCGAAGGTACATTTCGGCCAGTCGTGCGTCTTTCGCCAACATGCGGTCCCACCCCTTATTCGTCGCGTCTGTTCCGCAATCGACTATCCACTGGCAGTAGCTCGTACCCAATGCCAACTGAGCCCTTTTTAGCTCAAGCTCCCAAGTTTGAATAAATCCGTTGATATCGTACATGCTCGTTCTCCTTTATGAGGTGAATTTCGTCAATTGCTCAAGCGTTTCTTCTGCGATGGCAAGGCGTCCGTCTGCCTCTTCGACCTCTGGAAGCTCCCAGTAGCGGTCGCAGTCTCCTTCGAGGTAGGTACCACCTTCGTAATACTGGTCGGAATACCGCTCAACCTCGGCATTCGCCTGATCAAGCTCGCGCTCCCAAATTTGAATCAATCCGTCGATCATGCTCGTTCTCCTTAAATGCGGTCGTCTTCGACCGCACCGGGGCACAATACCCCGATGCGATCAAGGCGTTCTAAAAGCCCTGCGACAAGCACTGTAAGCATGAGCAGCAGGGTCGGACGTAATGATCCTGCCCGTAATCGTTATACGCCCACTTCATGCGCCACGCATGATTTCGGGCAGCCATGAGAAGCTGGAAGGTGGTCTCGGCATTGCCTTCGGGTCGGTCCAACTCTCGGTCAAGGCGTCGTGCCTCCCGAAACCATATTTGCGCGAAAATCTCGGTCATGCTCGTTCTCCTCTGAGTCGCATACTCGCCTTAGGCACCATGCCCGCATCGCACGCAACAGATAACTTACACGGATAGCTCAGAGCGCGAATATCCTTTCGCGTGTAGGCCCTGCAAGCTTGTGCCAGCCTCTCCCACTGTAGGGAGAGGATTCTTTCTGGCAGTGGCTTGCTTGGCCGGTTTTCGACAATTGAGGGGCCATAAGATTTTTAACCCTTTAGGGTCGCCCTTCCACGAAGTGGAAAAAGAGGGCGAGTAAGTTGTCCTCAACTTAGTTAAAACATCGTTGGGACCGATTAGTGGCGAAAAACATGATCCAGAGCCGTCGGGAAAGAGTCTCGAATGATTAGTAGCCTTCTCCAAGGCTCTGACAGGGAATCATCCATGTCTTCATGGATAAAGTGATTCCCGATCACTCTGTGATACCCTGTAAGTAATCTGTTGTGTGTGGTGGGGTACTATCGCGTTTTAGGCGAACGACAATCGCCATTCCGCGCCATCCTTGTCCGCAAGGATGAAAACAGCGCGGATTTAGACGCTCTCATCCATGTCTTCATGGATAAAAGAGAGAGCGTCGTGGTGATTGTCAAGGAGCCGTGCCGTGATTGGATGCTATCCTGCATCCAATTGTTGGCAAAACGCGAACTTAATTGGACGAACGGACCCCTCGATGGGGTCCAAGGAGTCCACCTGTATTGGTTACGGCGGAACCAAGTTCGCGAAGCAGGAGCATTTTCCATCAGGGAATCATCCATGTCTTCATGGACAAAAGGATTCCCGCACCCCTGGCAGCCATGGCCTGTCGCCCGTAACCAATGCAGGCGAGCTTGCTCGCAAAAGTGCGTCCGCGGCGTTACGCGGTCTTTCTGTTTTACGTCACTACAGGGCGTGTTTTACGTAAAGCAAATCTTTTTGCAGATAACGAGGTTCGCTGTTTAAGCCATATGCTTTGGTACGGCGTTACTTTGTTAACGCCCGCACGCGCTCCGTAGTCTTCGGAGGACGCCTCTTTCACACTTACTACTTCGAGTGGGCGAGAACACCCCGCGCTACCCGAGGGGTGGGCAAGCCATTGAGCTACTCGAAGAGTCGTCTGATGTGGTCAGGCATGTGGTCTAGTGCGGTGGCTCGCTGCCTTTCAAGGTTCTGTTGTCGGACGAGGCGCTTGCGTTCGTGTGCCCGCTTGGAGGTGCGTCTTGATTGGTAGATGTGGGCTAGGCCACGCAGCGTTACTGGCATGATGGACGGTATCCTCACGTGTCCGTTCTCCCATCGTGATACGGATTGGCGCGTTACCCCGAGGTCGCTGGCTAACTGTGCTTGGGAAAGAGCATGTTTCTTCCTGAATTGCACTAGGTCATGAGGTGTCGCTCGTATGTGTGACATAATTACTGTGACTCTTGGGGTTGAAATGAAAGTCTTACAACTCTAATCGTCCGTGTTCGACTTCAGCAAAATAGATCTATGGGGTATAGCGTTGAGGCGTAGGCAGGGCGTCCATGTCATGCGTCGATCGCCCAACGTTACTTGTCAGCTCAAACCTTCGGGGGAGGGTCACCCCCACTTTTCGCTTTCGAGATACAAGTAAATATCGAATCCTCAGTCTGGGAGCATGTTCGCCTCTTATAATAGAACCATATAATGAAGATATTTCCCTTGACAAGCCTATACAAAGGCTCTTATATTGAGGAGGGACGAAACGATAAGTATAAAAGAGATCGTACTGCCTCGTCCCGCTTAGGCGGGTCGATGGCAGTCAATGGTTGGGTTCTCTCAGAACACTTAAGTACAACTGCGCTCTTATGGCAACTACGGGAGAGGAGTATGCCCGACAGATATAACACCCTCGCTCCTGGGTCTAGAAACAACAGGGAGTACAGGCCAAGGACCGCTCTCACGCCAACCGCTAGTGGTTGGAAAAGCAGTAAACCTGAAAGGCCCAGTAATCCCAATCGTCCAGGGGCACCAACTGCTGCCGAAAGAAGAGTTTTAGCTAAAGCGAGGACTGGTAAGAATCTAACACTTAAAGAACGGGCTCTGCTTGAAAAGCTAGGATATAAATGATTGATGAGATTCTTGAAGAGTATGAAAACCTCACGGATCAAGAGAAGCTCGGGAATCCGCTGGACAACATGCGGCATGAGATCTTTTCCGTTCATGTAGCAACTGGACGAAGCCTTCAAGATTCTTACCGTACCGCATTTGGAATACCCGAGGGGGGACAGGTAGGGGGACGACCTTCGGCGTTAGCAAAGCGTCAGGACGTTCGCGTTCGCATAGGACACATTGCCGTACAGCGGGCCGAGATGGTAATCAACCGTTCCCTGCTGACCGAGAAAAACATTCTCGATGAATACGCATGGGGAGTCCGCAACGCTAGGGAAATGAACCGATACAAGGATCACAAAGGATACCTTGATAGCCTTGCTAGGATTTTTGGTCTATTTTCAGAATCCGATACTAAAAACGAGATGGCGAACAGATCCATCGAGGAACTTCGTTTAGAAGTAAAGATGTTGGAGGATGAATTTGGATCAGCAGGGGGAATACAAGAATCTCCAACGCAAGGCTCAGATTCTGCGAGAGATATCACGCCGGAAACTGGAGAACTACAAGCCTTATCTGAAGCAAATGGAATTCCATCAGAAAGGAAGCATTAAACGAGAACGGTGCTTCATGGCTGGAAACCAGCTAGGTAAGACTCTAAGCGGTGGCATGGAGATGGCAATGCACCTGACGGGTAATTACCCCGAATGGTGGCAGGGCCACAAATTCACTCATCCAATTCGAGCTTGGGCCTCAGGTAACTCCTCCGAGACCACACGCGACAATCCCCAAAGGGTGCTGCTCGGTGATTCGCCGGAGCAATGGGGAACTGGTTCCCTCCCAGCCTCCTCAATCCTCGAAGTAAAGCGAGCTAAAGGGGTGAGTGACGCAGCGGATATTATTACCATCCGACACTCCAGCGGAGGCGTTTCTACCCTCAAATTCAAGACATACGATCAAGGTCGCGAGAAGTGGCAGGGTGTTCCTATTCACGTTGTGTGGTTCGATGAGGAGCCGCCTATGGACGTGTATTCAGAGGGTGTGACCCGTACTAATGCGACCCAGGGAATCACCTACATCACGGCTACGCCTCTAATGGGAATGACTCACGTCGTTCGTCTCTTTTATCCTGAAGTCGTGGACGAGGCTAAAGGCCTCGTCACGATGACTATTTATGATGCGGGCCATTTTACTCCTAAGCAAATTGAGGAAATTATTGCTAAAACTCCAGCTCATGAAGTTGAAGCAAGAACTCAAGGCAAGCCTATGCTTGGGGAAGGACTGGTTTTCACCATCCCTGAGTCAGAAATCATTGTCAATCCGTTTGAAGTGCCTGACCATTGGGCTCGAATTATTGGAGTGGATTTTGGATGGGATCATCCTACTGCTGCTTCTCTTTGCGCTTGGGATAGGGATGATGATTGTTTTTATGTTATTGCCACTTACAAGCAGCGCAGAGAAGTTATCGCAATACACGCAGCGGCTATCAAGGCGTGGGGGAATTATCCGGTAGCATGGCCTCACGATGGCTATAAGCATGATCAGTCTTCAGGGGATCAGCTTTCTTTGTTGTATAGACAGCATGGCTTAAAGATGCTTCCTGATCACGCAACAAATATAGGTGGCGGATTTGGTATAGAAGCACCTATTCAAGAAATGCTTGAGGCAATGCTTACTGGGAAATTTAAAGTATTCTCTACAGCAAAACCTTTGTTTGATGAAATAGGTCAATATCACAGAAAAGCAGGTAAGATTGTAAAATTGTACGATGATGTTATATCATCCACTCGATACGCCTGGATGATGAGAAGATTTGCTTCTACGAGTATGAAAAGAATAATGCCTACTGATACGGGTATGGATTACAACCCGATTTACCACTGAGGTTCGCAATGAGTGCAATGTTTTCAAAGCCGAAAAAACCAAAGGATCAGCAATCTCAAGCTGATATGGAAGAACAAAGACGTGCGGCATCTGCTGCAAGAAAAGCCCTTGGTGGACTAACTGCTGCTAAAAAGACGACTACCACAAATCTAATGATGTCAAATCGTGATAATGCTTCTAAATCAACCAATGCACCTGTTTCTTCTGCCCCTAAAGCAAAGCTTGGTATGTAATGATTAAAACAGCAAAAGAATGCAGGCAGCAATTTGGAAACCTAAGAAGCAAAAGATCTAATTGGGAAAATAAGTATCAGTCGATATCCGATTTTCAGCTTGCAAGATCTGATTTTCAAACAATAAATAAAAACCAGTCACCAAGAGATTCTAAAATATACGATGGTACAGCGATGGACTCATGGTTTATGCTTACAAATGCAATACAGGCAATACTTGTAAACACAGAAACTAATTGGATCTATTTTGATACTGTTCTTGATGATAAGCTTACGGACGAAGAAGTTCTCTGGTTTGATTACGCGAGCAAGACCCTTCTTAGCATATTCAGATCAGATGCCTCAAGGTTTCCCACGCAAATGAATGAAGCTCTAGGCGACCTTACAGCCTACGGCTATTGCGCCATTCACAGCACCTATGACCCAAATATGCACACGCTTTGTTTTAATACTCGTCCAATACCCGAAATCTATATTGATCAAAACGAAAAAGGAAATGTGAATAAGATTATTCGCAGATTCTCTTTAAAAAATGAAGACGCTCTTCGTATTTACGGGAGTTCGACCCCAGATGTAGTGCAGAAAGCTGCAAAAGCAGGTAAAGGCAGCGAAGAACACTTTTGGTTACAGACTTTTTCAGAGCATCACCAAAAGTCTAATGTATTCATTTCTTATACATTACTTGAAGATGGGGATAGTGATTTTGTTACCTCTGATGAGTACACTGAAATGCCAATTCATATCGCCCGCTGGAGAACTGATGCAGGTGAAGTTTATGGACGTGGACCCGGGGTTGTTGCGGATCCCTTTGCTCGTACCCTAAATGAAGTCGTAAAGACGTGGATCAAACAGGCTCAAAAGTCTGTTGACCCTCCGCTTCTTGTAGCTGATGATGGAGTAATACAGGGACCAAAGACCACCCCAGGTTCAATCAACTTTGTAACTTCTTACTCTCCAGGTTCAACAGAGCCCATCAGACCACTTCTCAGTGGAGCTAATTTCAGCGTTGCAAACGCTGAAATTGAGCGTCTACAGAATTCAATTAGGAAAGCGTACCATCACGACATACTTCAAATCACTGACAGTAAAGAATTAACTGCATTCCATGTTCAAGAGCTTACCCAAAGAGCGCAACAATGGATCGCCCCTGTATTTCAAAGAATTAAGGTTGAGTTGATTCAACCGATGGTTCAGAGAGCTTTAAGACTCGCAATACAAAACAACATAATTTCTTCTCCACCCAAGAGCCTTGCTTCTAAAGGCATAAAGACTGTTTATATTTCTCCTGCCCAAAGAGCCAATCAGGCGCAGGAGGCAGAAGCGACAATGCGGGCTGTTGAGAGAATAATTGCATTATCTCAGGTTTACCCAGAAATACTTGATAACTACGATGCTGATAAGTTGGCTAGGCAAATACACAATGATTTTGCCGCTGATCCTTCTATTCTGAAATCAGAGAAGGATGTAAAAATGGTTAGAAGGCAGCGACAAGAAGCCCAGCAAGCACAACAGCAAGCAGAGCAACAAAGCCAGATGATTGAAACTGCTGCGAAATCTCCAGCGATGGCTACCCCTGAAGGTCAGGCGCAAGCCGCTGAAGTTCTTAATCAACTCAGAGGTAATATCTAATTGAATCAAAAAGAATTTACCAATAAAGAAAAAGCTAATCTTTACGCTTCTGTTTTTGACAACAAAAACGGAAGAGAAGTTCTGGACGACTTAGTTGGGTTTACTGGTTTTATGGCAGACACTTTTGTACCAAACGATCCATACACAACTGCATACGCAGCAGGCCAAAGGCGAGTTTTGTTGCGTATACTAAGCTTTGTCAACAAGAGCCATGTATTAGACATGGGAAAAGAAAATCGAAAAGAGGAACTAATTAATGAATGAAGAGATCGCCAACTCTGAAGAGCCTGTAGTTGACTCTAACGATGGAGCTTCCTCTAGCAATTCTTTTCTAGACACCGTAGAAGATCAGTACAGGAATGATCCTTCTGTATCTAAATTTGAAAGTGTTAATGATCTAGCCAAAGAGCATGTAAACCTTCAGTCTTTACTTGGCAGAAAAGGCGTAATTATACCTACGGAAGAGGATGGTTCAGAAGCTTGGACTCGCTTTCGCAAGGACATGGGAATTCCTGACTCGCATGAGAACTACAGCAAGAAAGATTTTGAAGCTCCTTCTGATATTGGTTGGGATTCAGACTTTGAAGTTTCTATGGCTGAAGCAGCACATAAGTTAAATATTAATGACACTCAATTCTCGGGACTTTTAAACGCTTATGCTGCAAATCTTTCTGATAGTGTAGAAAAGGTCGAGTCTTTTAATGAAGAAGCTTTTGAGCAAAGCCAAAGTGTCTTAAAAAAAGAATGGGGTGCTGCTTACGAAGCGAATGTCAATATCGGCATATCCGCTCTTTCGCATGTCACCGATGGTAAGCCAGAGGCTTTAGCAGAAGTTGCTCTTGCTGATGGAACTATGCTTGGAAACAATTCAAACTTTATTAAGGCTATGTCGAGCATTGGAAAGCAATTCCAAGAGCGAGGCTTGATTAACGGAGAGTCTATTAACACCTCCACAATGTCTCCTGATGAAGCCAAGAGTAAGCTTTCTCAAATCATGGCTGACCCGGAAAAGTCAGAAATACTTTTTAGCCAAGAATTTCATCCCTCAAAGGATGAACTTGTCAAAGAAAGAGAAAGATTGCTATCATTTGCATATCCTGAAGATTAATGCAATCCTTAGGTGTTCGGATAGCCCCTTCGGGGGTCCGATGCTTGGGTAAAGAGCCCCGTCGCAGAGGCGTAAATACTGTAGGGAAAGGGTCCATAGTTGGGCAGCCCCTCCTGTTAAATCTAGTTAAAAACAGGAGGTAGCTATGTCTACCCAAATTACAACTTCCTTTATTCAGGGGTTCAAGCAGGGTATCGACATTCTTACCCAGCAAAAGGGCTCCAAACTCCAGAACACTGTCCGAAATGAGATGCAGGCGTCCAAGCAGGATCACTATGATCAGATTGGTTCGACTACTGTTGTTCAGCGAACGAGCCGACACGGCGATACGCCGATCGTCAATACGCCCCATTCAAGACGAAACGTCACGCTCAATGATTATGAATGGGCGGATCTGATTGATCGACAGGATCGACTTCGCGTCCTAAATGATCCGGGCAATGCTTACTCTACAAACGCCGCTTTTGCTATGGGTCGCAAAAAGGATGAGCTTATCCTTGCTGCGGTCACGGGCACATCGACGACAGGCGAGACGGGTACTGGCTCGACGAGCCTTAGTGACGTGACTACTGTCAATGCTAACGATCAGCACGCAGCGTTGAGCATTTCAAATCTTCTAGAGGCTAGGACTATCCTAAACCTTGAAGATGATAGTGACGAAGAGGCAACTGTTGTCTGTTCGGCTTACCAGATCGCACAGCTTCTCAATGATGAGAAAATAAGTAGTGCTGATTACAACACGGTAAGAGCCCTCGCTTCTGGACAGATTGATACCTTCATGGGTTTCAGGTTCGTTCAGGTTGCAAGCAGCATCCTTCCGATGCACAGCGGTACGGCGGGAGCTGTCACTAGTGGTGATATTCGCATCGTTCCTGTTTACAAGAAGAGCGGACTTCTTCTTTCGACAGGAGTTGGCGAGAGCGGTTCGTCTGCTCGAATCACTGAGCGTGCGGATAAGAGCTATTCGACGCAGATTTACTATTCTGCTTCGTTTGGATCTACGCGAATGGAAGAGGCTAAGGTCACTCTCATTTACGTGGGTGATGACGCTCCGTAATAATTAAATGAGTAGAGTCCCCGGTGCGGAGTCGTTCCGGGGACTCTTTCTCACCCTTTCTAGTGCGGGGACGTACTAGAGGAGAAATAAAAAATGGCTACTTTTTATAGTGATACGATGGCTTCCAATCAGCTTACTTCTACTTGGAGCAGTCAGTTCAAGGGCGATCAATCTAAAAGAGGCAGTCGTCTAAGGATTGCTAGTGGCAATTGGACGAATGGCTCTGACGTAACAACTGTTGCCGGTTCTGCTGTTATTGTTGCTTATACCCTTAGAGATACTGATCGAGTTTGGGATTTATTTGCTTTTGGTGGAGACGAAGAATCAAGCATTACGATAAACGTAGGTGTTTACCAATGGTCTTCTGAGACTGGCCTTGGTGCAGTTGCCGATGCAGATGAATTTGCATCGCTTTTAACAATCGGCTCAACTGCTGCAAACGCAGTTTCTGTTTTCGATGAAGCCGCTGTTACTGGTCGTTCTCGCGGGCAAACGCTTGGTGAACTGACCGGCGTTTCTTGTACTGGAAACGAATGGGCTGTATGTATGGTTACGAGTGGTTTAATTAATGCTGCAGATTTTGACATGGGTTCCTTTTGTTATTACACCGCTGGCGACTGATTAATACAAACACACAGGGGGGTGGCTTGAGCCACCTCCCTGTGTGTTGACTTGTTTCTATAACTATTTTAAAGGAGTATGATCATGGGCGATTGGCTAGCTGGAAGCGGTAATATTATAAAAGGATCTGCCATTTGTAATGTTGCACCTCCTAATAGAAATTGGAAAGAAACAGACGAACGATACAGCAAGCAAACTTTTAAGCATACAACCTGGATAAATCGTCCAGAATTTGAATTTAGACAAAACTTAGATTATCAACCTAGCAATTTAAAAAATCAATCTTCTTTTGCAATCACGATATTAGAAAGTCAGCCTTGGGAAAGATATAAAGATGTTTTTCTTTTTGCAAAATTAAAAGCCTCTTCAGCTATAACTTCAGTAAAGCTTATGACTGATGGGGGTTTTGCAAGCATAGTTGGGAATGGTTATATCTATACTTGTAACCAAGAAACTTTAGTTCCAGATATATATGACACTCATACTGAAACTTCTTCAAATACATTTGCTTATTCTGATGATTCTGGAAATGATCGGACCCTATTTACGCTTACAGGAAATCTTTCGCATCTACAAATAAGAACTGGAGATGTTCTTAGTTTTTCAGGAACGACAGTAGCATCTTTAAACAGCTCTACTAACTATACTGCTGTAAATGTTACAAGACCGAGTGATCAAACTATTTCTTTTACTTTAACAGAAGGGGATGGTGGCGATGATGTAGATTTTCATGACGGTGAATCCGCAGTAACTGGAGCTGCTGCAACTATTAGTCATCTTGCAAATTCTGCGGCAGCTAACCTTTTCGACTTCGGAAATCACGCTGACCATACAAGACCTGATAATGACGATTTCTTAGAAGAGTATACTCCGTCAGCACTTGCATCTGCAGAAGTATTGCAATGGAATTTTGCAGGAAGAACTATTAGTTCTGCTTGCTATCCACAACAATATTATAAATTTAATAACACTGTTTCGGAGAACATCACCACTCCTAACAATTCCCCCAGATTAGTTCACCCTGAAGATTATGTATATTTAGGAATTACGCTTTTGCAAGCAGCAACTTTTGATGTCGGAGCAACAAACGGCAGATTGTCTGCTTCCGTAGATTATAAAGATCTCTAGGTTAAGTTAGGAAGCAAAATGGCTCAATCAGAAGTTGATGTAGCAAATAGAGCTTTAATACGATTAGGGCTACAAACTATTACTGCTGCTAATGATGACCCTATGACTTTTGCTTCTGCAATTACCAACGGAGATAGCAAGAACAGCACAAATCTTCTCAATATTCATTTTAATGAGTGGAAGAAAGAGTTACTGCGAAGCCACCCTTGGAATTTTGCAACTAGTCGAATGACCCTTATCAATCCTATAAATACTAACCCTGGATCAATAGTGATTAAAGAAATAAGCCACTCTGATCCAGTAGTGGTTGACGTAACGCCTTCTGACAATCAAGCTCAATATGATCATAATCTTTACGATTATGAAGTTGTTGAAATACGAAATACTTTATATACAAATTTAAACAACAATAAATATTACGTTTTCAGAGGTCACGATGATGGATCTGGAAGTAATAGAATTAATACAACCAATCACATTACACTTTTTAAAAAACTCCTAAATAACGGAACGATTCCTCCTAATGGAGTTGCTTCTACTGGCAATTCTGAAAGCACTAGTGGTGAAAGTGCAATTACTTGGGATTCTGATAACCAATATAAAACTGGAACAGTAAACACGTTTGAAAAGTCTCAGTTTAATTATGAGTACAATGTGCCAAGGCGAATAATTAGATTGCTAAATGTTAGGGAAATTCCCGAAGGCGATGAGTACAGGTTGGAAAGAAGAGACCATTCTTCAGATACCGCAATTGATAAAATCTTACTTTGCAATATCAATAATATGATTAATATTGAATTCATTGAAGATATTTCAATGGGCGAATATGAATTTGATAGAAATTTTATGGAATGTCTTTCGCTCAAGATTGCTCATAAGCTTTCAGAAATGCTTCTTAAAACAAGTTCTGTTACCAATGAAATACAAAAAGAATTTCAAGTTGCTCTTTCTCAAGCTAAATCAATTGATGCCCAAGAAAACGGTTCTATAGGCGATTTTCATTCTACTTGGGCAAATGAAATGGGGCGAGAAACTTGACTCAAGTAAATGTTTCACAGAAAAACTTTTCTGGTGGAGAGATCAGCCCTGACCTAGAGGGAAGGACTGATCTAAAAGTTTACTCTAAGGGTTTAAGCACTAGCTTAAACGTAATGTGTACCAATAAGGGCGATTTGATTCCTCGCCCTGGAACAGAATACGTTTCGCTAACCAGTCAGATAGATACAGTGAATGCCAGAGCCCCTAAAAAGGCTAGATTGATTCCTTTTAAAATATCAGATGAAAATTCATATATGCTTGAATTCACTGATGGGAGAATGAAGATATTCAAAGACGAAAAGCCTCTTCAGGGGATTACTGACACAATTGCAATATCGAGGTCGATGGCTCCAGTAAAGTCAAATGCTGCTGCTGATATGGGAACTGTTCTCGAAACCCCCGATTCTGGATTTACATTCATAAGACCAAACAAATTCCCATACGATGAAGGAGACGGTCCTTTTTATTTTGATTTTGATCAATCTGTTTATAACGGTAGTCAATATGCAAACGTTCCTACCGAAAATAATGCTGCGGAGATTTCATTTGAAACAGTAAACACTTCAGCTCCAGGGAAAGGAACTTCGACCGAATTCGATTCTTCTCACGCTGCAAGTACATCTAATAGATTTTGGATTCATTCTGTAGAAAGAAACCAGTTAGCCCCAACCGCTGCTGCGGACGGAATAAACGACCGAGGGGCTCAATTAGCAGAGCAGTTTTGCGATATTGTAAGAATAACCGATGAGTACCAAAATGTAGGAATCGAAGGAGCTGAATTAAAAGTAAGCGCAGTCACAAGCCTAACTGACTTTAGATGGATGTTTGAAAACAAATCAATAACTTTTACGTCGAATACATCTACAGTAAGTAGTAGTGTAGATTTGGATTACTTTGTTTCTCCATATACTGAATCAGAACTAGATGAAATTCAATTCGATTCCTTTGTAGATTCTCTTTTTTTAGTACACAGAAATCACCAACCAATGAGGCTTGTCAGAACGGGTGCAGATAATTTCAGATTTACTAAATTTTATTTTGAAGGTGGCCCATGGAGAGAATCTTCTACTTATGGAGAAGTATGGCAAGGTGCTGCAAAAGCAGGAATACCTGAGTCCAAACACGGAATTCTATACACAGCAGCACAAGGCAGAAGCTTTCCTTTTCATACAAACGGTGAAGTTCAATGGGATGGAAATGACGGAACTGATGGAAAAAATTTAAATGAAAGTGGTGTTATAACACATATCCATCTATCTGAATTGTCTCCAGGCATAGCTACTTCAGCTTCTGGATTTATTGCAGACGACGCTTGGATTAATAGGAAAGTAAGAATATCTTTTAATATTGGACAAGGTACAGGATTCACTAATCTAGGGTCTGTCAGTCTGGATTTAGAACCAGAACGAAGATCAGTTTCTGGAGAAAATTCGTCGGTCAATGGTATACTTAATGAAGAAGGAGCTTTTACTGGCTTTAGTTCTTTTGACTCTTCTACTTTTATCTGGGCAGAAGGTCAAATTGAAAAACAAAGACATATAGAACCCGAAACATTAAACGTAACTGCCAAAGGGAATTTGATTAGACTATTTACTTCCGATGATCCGGGTTTGTTATATACTGGATCAAATACCTTTCTTGCTCCGGGTGATATTATTGAGTTTTCTGGAAGCGATCTACCTACGCATACTGCAGTTCCCAAAAGCGCAACAGAACCCAATGTTTTAGATACGAATCAATTTTATATTCATACTATTTACGATGACACTAGGGCGTATATTTGTGATTCATTTGCAAAAATAGGCGTTGACGGTCAAGAATTTAGTGGAAGCTACACCTCTGTTGCTGAGACTGCAGGCATCTTAAAAGCAGTACTCAGAAAGCACACGAATCCAACAAGACAGTTTAGAATTAAAATCATTAAACCTTTTGCTTTTACCTCTTTAGAAGGTAGTGATCAAGAAGCTTGGGTATGGCTTAAACCTAGTAGCAGGACGAAGATTGGATATCTTTTTGAAGAGCCCCTGTCTGATGGTACTGGAGGCTGGCCTGGAACTGTGACTATATTCGACAATAGATTATTTTTTGCTTCTAATAACGAACTTCCGACAATGATGGCTGCTTCAGCAAAGGGAGACTTTAATAATTTCTATCCTGATGACGGAGGGTCGGCTTCTGTAGCTAGTGTTCAGAATCCAGAACTCGACTCTCATTGGGCACCTTTGGGAACTCAGAATCCCAGAACTTTTGCTACTGACTCATTTACCTATTCGCTTCAGGAAGGAATTTCTGGACCAATAAAATGGATGAAGGCAATCCCTCAAGGTTTGGTCGTTGCTACCGCTAATGGCATTTATATGAGCGATAAGCCTAAGCAGAACGAAACTTACGGTCCTAACAACTGGAGGATGAAATTCATCTCTGAAGAGGGTGCCAACTCTGTATTACCTGAATACATAGACGGAAAGATTTATTACGTTAATTCTAGAGGCGATAAGCTTTTAAGTCTCAAGTACTCCGTTGAAGTTGATGCGTTTAAACCAACTATAGAATCCATCCTTAGTGAACACTTCTTTAAAGATGGCATTCGATCTATGGCATTTGCAAGATCTCCCATTCAAGTACTTTGGTTGATTTTGAATAATGGGGATTTTGTTTCTGCTGTAATGCTTGACTCCGAAGAGCAAAAAGCTTTATTTAGACATAGACTTGCCGGTCCGGCTTATTACAATAGAGGAAATTCTATAGTAAATTCTATCGCCGTAATACCTTCTTATGATAAAAGCTTTGACCAGTTATGGATGAGCGTAGAGCGAGGGCTTACTATAGGTGACAACATTACTCCAGACTCAGCAGATTCTAACGGAAATTTCAACACAATAGAAGTATTGACTCAATACAGTCCTTACCTTGATGACGCTAAAGAATTTGTAGGATTAGATTTATCAGTTTCTTACAATTCTGAAATAAGAAGACTTGGCACTAGTGCTGATGAAATTATTGACCTTGATGTAGGGTCTGACAATGAATTAACTGATCAGTTAAAAATTGAAACAAAAGAAAATCATGGAATTGCTGATGCTTCTTCAGCAATGATTATATCTATAAAAGGTGGTCTTTCTTATCTTAATCATGGTTCTCTTTACGTCGCTGATAATGCTTCTGAAAACAAACTATTTTATTCAGATGTAAGACAAGATCCTGCTTCTTTGGAAAATACTACTGAGTCATCAACATCATATCACATTGGAACAAGGCATCCGTTCATTAAAAGCGGACGAGTTTTGGCTAGGAATTCTAGTATTGGCTATGTAGGAGCTAATGCTATAGGCTCAAATGCCGCAAATACAGAAATTGCTGGTTATTTCGATCCTAGATTCAACGGAACTTTTTTTGAAAGAGGTCTTAAGTTTTTAGATTATAAAATGATTTCTTCAGACCACGCGAATGGTGCAGATGGCGTTAGTATCATTCCTGTAAAACCAGTCTCTGAAGCCACTATATTTGACGCAACTGAGACTACATACACTCCTGCCTCTACGCAGGGTCATTTGTTTGTTATAGGTTTCAAGCAAGATATCTACTTTTCTTCCCTGCCTCCGGTTCTTAATAATCAGCTAGGCGACATGGACTTGAATTACACCTCTGTTACTTCTGCAACAATTCAAGTATCTGATTCTCATCAAATAAGAGTTAGACACTTCGGGGATTCTGTTGCTAATGAATATGAAATTATTGATGATCTTCCCGCTATTACCACTTTGGATCAGGATGCCGTAAGGGCTGAGGGTAGATACACAGTATCTATTCAGCAGAAAGAGGAGGATACAAAAGGAAAGCTTACTTTTTATCCTGAGTCTGGATATCCATTCCGCCTACGAGTTCTAAATATCAGAGGAGAAAGGAGTACTCGACCTTGATTGAAATAAGAAAATCAGAATCAAATGATGCTGAAAAAATTAAGTACTCAAATGTTGATAAACTAAATCCTTTTGATTCGTCTGAACTTTGTTTTACACTATTAGAAGATAAGGTACTGCTAGCAATCTTTGGTTCTATTCTTATCAACAACGGTACTCATAGGCTTTTTATTATTCTTGGAAACGAAGGAAAGCAAAAGCCTATTCTGTACACGAAGACAGTAAAGGCGATGTTGGGCAATATTCGGTTATTCGCCCCCGCCATAAGGCGGGTCGAGATAACCGTAAGAAACGATTTCAAAAGCGGAAAAGACTGGGCTTCAATGCTTGGCTTTGTAGAAGAAGGTATTTTGCATGACTATGACCCCGAGGACTCGGGAGATCATGTGATTTACTATTTGCCGAAGGAGAACTGGGATGGCTGACCCAGTAACAGCATCAATTATACTCGGAGTTGTCGCGACGACATCAGCTACTGTTAGTGCTGCTTCTGCAACTGTTAAAGCTGAAGGGGCTAAAGATGTAGCTGATGCACAAAACGAAATAAATCAAAGGCGAATAGACAGGGAAGCTTTTTCAAATTTAAATGTTGCTTTAGCTCAAGAAGGAAGCACTTCGGATGCTTTTCAAACTAATGTACAAAATGTTTTTGTAGCAGAAGAAGAAGCCAAATGGGAATCTGCATACGAAAGAAATATAGTAAAGCATGAAGCAAATCAACAAATAGAACAAGCATGGATTGATGTTGCCACAACAGCAGCCATGAGTGGTGCTGGAGTTGCAGACGCTAAAGCTGAGGCAGCTAAGCTTACTTCGCTTGCTCCCCCTGAAAAAATAGCAACTCCTTTAGTGCCTACTGGTCACACTATAATGACTGAAAAGGGTGCTATTATAAGCACTTTTTCTGCATACCATAATCCTTGGGCTTAGAGTTAGGAACATCATGTCTTCTGCATTTAATAATATTTCTAAACTTGCCCTTGGGGCATTGACTGAGCAATTCGTAAATAAACCGTTAGAAGAGCAGGCTCAAAAAGCACAGATATTAGATCAGGCTAATTTAAAATCAGCTTCTCGCAAAGCAGTCACTGACTTTAATTTAAGCCTTAAAAATATTAGACAAAAAATGGATGCGGGTGATTTTGATGACGAGTTAGGAAATCTGAATCTTGAACAGGTCCAACAGGAAAGAGAACTTGCAAGGACTACTTTTGAGTCGGCAGTTCCCGACTATAGTAACCTGGAAAATTTGAATTACAAAGATGAAACTTGGGCCACTCATCTTGGTTCCATAAATAAGAACCTAAGAGAATCTGTACATTCATCTTCTATTGAAAGCGAATTAGATTGGGATATAAAATTTCAAGAACAAAGAATAATAAAAGAAGTCAACTCTGATTTATTAGAGTTAAAATCGTCTATTTCAGAAGGAGCTGACAGGAAAGAAATAGAAGCGGGTTGGGACGCTGCGATGGCTATCGTTGACTCTCAATATATTATTACTTCTGCTGATGGAAAGCCTATTTCATCCTCTATTAATACAGGAGATGAAATAGCAACTTTTGCTGAATTTGTTTTTCATTCTATTGTAAACGAAAAAGCCGAACCTGCTCATTCCTACGCTCAATTAGGCGAGTTTGAACCAGAAGAATTGAACATTAGTAAAAGTGAGTACGAAAGTTATCGCACTCACTTTTACAATGCTGCTGTAACTAAATTTACCAAAAGCATAGACTCGGCAACAGGAGCTTTATCCAAAATTGATCCGTTTCAACGCTTAGATCGAGTCATTGAAGAATCAACATTTTTATCAGAAAAGATAGAAGCTGGACTTAATGCTCACCGTTGGCTTAGGGAAAATGCTGAGGTTGGCGCTGCCTTAAGGAACTTTAATAAGCAAAGGATACTTATCGAGAATCCTACTGAAAATCAATTAAACAAAGCTCACGATAGAGAATTGCGAACACGCATAGCTATTGCAGATGCGGCAATAGCTAATAAAGAGCTTGGTGTTGGTGGAAAGAATGCTTTTTCAACTTTTGTTGATGCTGTTATCAACGATCCTAATGATCAAGTAAGATTAACAAAAGAAGGGTGGTTTCAGATAAGCCTGAGAATGGAAGAGATACTTAGTGAGGTAGATTCAACTGGAAAGACTCCAAATGGTTATAGTCTTTCGATTGGTCTTGCTCGATTAGGTCATCACCTCAGAAAGCAGGGAGCTATTATATCTGAAGATATACAAGATCCCTATTTTCATTATGTAGATCAGGCTTTTGGTAGGCGACCCGAGGGTGAATTTGGGGAAGGTGAATATTCCCCAATGTCTAAACAACCACAGCAAATAATCCATGAACTTGATCAATTAAGAAGAGACAGAGGTCTTTCGATTTCTTCTGGCTCTGGCTCTGGCTCTGGCTCTAGTTCTAGATCTGGATCTGGGATTGGCTGGGGCAATCGAGAGATGGGATTTGCTCGGGTAATATTTCCACCAGAAATGAACCTTGGGTATTCTGATAAAATGATAAGTGATCGTAGAAATATCCACATAGGTCTTTCTGAAGCTTTGGAGGACGGACGAGACGGGCTTGGAATGGCTGTCATTGCTCTTTCAAATGAATCTATTTACTCAGAAATAACGAGAGGAGGAGGAGCGAACCTTTACGCAAAAACTCAAGATACTCTGCATAGACGAGGCTATACAGCCGCACAGATATCAGGAGTTAATAAATTCTTTGCAAGGGGTACTGTCCAAGATTCTGAATGGAAGATGAAATCTTTTAAAAAAGCTTTAAAGGAAGAAGACTTTAATAAAAGTGAATTTGCTTTAAGGTATGGTTTTATTAAAGACGAAAGAGGAAAAGTTACTCTCAATCCAGTACGTTCGAGAATGAATCAAGTCCCTGCTGCCTCTTGGCAAACAAATGCTGCTAGTAGTCAACTTCTTACTCAAATAGCTGCCAATCTTAACATTGCCACCGTCGAACAGCTTAACGAAATGACGAATGAGGAAAGATTAGATCTTGAAACAAGCTTAGACTTTGAGCAACTATCAAATGATAGTTTTAAAGTTTTATATTATGGCAATTACGAAGGAAACATAGACTTATCTAATAATCCTTTATTTACTGATTCATCAGTTATTGCAAATATTGATCAAGACAATTGGGCTTATGTAAGAAATCATCCACTTCTTTCAGCAATCAAACCTAGAGAAAATGAAGCTTATTTCCGACATTACTTCGCATCAGCAATAGATGCTGCTAGCTCTGTTGGAGATGATGTAGGTTATTTACCTGGGTTAGCCCTTGATGAAGTAAAGAGCGATGCCATTGACTGGGCCGTTTCTACTAGTTTCGTATCAGAAGAGACAGCATTAACAATTTGGGAAACTGTTTTTCCAAGCGCGAAAAGAGAAGAATATGATCTCAAACCTATGTCTAGTACATTTAGGTCAGTTCTCGATGTTACCATGGGCCCCAGGGCCTATGGTCCACCCCCAGAAGACAGCGGATTCACTATAAGAAGCGAGGAAGGCGTAGCTGGGACTACTATATCCTCTTTAATAAATGAAAATACTGGAGAGCCTCTTGTAATTGATTGGATAGATGAGAAATTCAATCCTTCAAACGAAGAACATTTAGACATTGTTTTTAATAATCCAGAAGTAAGAAATTTTCTTGCACAAACTCCGTCTGGAGCGAGTTTTGTTTTAGCCACAGATCAGCTAGTAGGAAATGAATTCTTGACAGGAAGGGCTCTTTTAGACGCTCAGTCTCGTACTGTTGCTGCTTTTACTAGTGCTGTCTTAGCTAATCATCCAGGGTGGGCAGACAAGCATGATGGTATAATTTCAGTTGGGCAAGTAATTCAAGAAATATACAAAGACCAAAAACGCAATGGAGATGATTCTGATGAAATAGATATGCTTAGTGCTTTAGGCATCAATGATTATCAGGGCGTTGTGCCTCGTTCTCTTTCTGGAATCTTAGGAAGTGCAACAACCCATTTTATACAAGGAGCTATATACGCAGAAGCTTTTGTTGAAGATATTTCTTCTGGTGACTTATTGACAAGGCTTCAAGGAAATCCAACTCCCAGGTTGGGTCCATCTAAAAAACGAAATGAAGTCTTCAGACAACAAGCAAACCAATGGATAAAAGATAGGACTAGTGGCCTTGGTTACTTCATGTCTGCAAATGAAGTCAATGATAAGATTAGAAAGGAAGCTTTAAAGTCCTATAACGTCCTTCAAGTACCTTGGAATGGTCAAGAAACAGTAAGAGAAACCTTGGATAGAGCTATCGAAGTTTCTCAAGGCGTTGGAAATGGGATTCCTGTTTATTCAGAAACGCCAATTGATACAAACATAAGTTTACCTGAGGTTCTTGGTCCTTTCCTTGATGGGAAGATCGAGGGTGGAATGAAGGTAAACATTAAGAATGTCGATGGGACAATTGGCAAGGGAGTTATTACGGTAGTAAAGGATGCAGATACTACAGAGCAGTTAATTCAGATCGAAGATACAGAAGGTAATACTTATTACATAGAGTCTACTGGACGTATTAAGAATTTAGATGCTGCGGAGGTATATGATAAAAATCACCGAAGAGGTGGAGGCAAGCGTCCTTACGACGAAGTTGGAGGAGTAGAAGCCACTCGTTTCCTTGTCGCAATGCTAAATGCTTCTGGCGAAGCAACTACGATCGTAATTAGTGGAGAAAAAGGCACCTTCGGTAGAGATTTAATTGATATCAAGCTTGGCCCTGAAGATGAACAAGGCAATCAAATGGATTGGGCTGAAATATCTATCAAGCTTGGTTTAGGACAGTTGGAACACAGGTTTGTTACCAAGCTTCCAGGTTGGGCAACTGATGACCCAGTGACTCATGAGACTGTTGATGCTTACAGAACTCAACTACTTGAGCTTGTAAAGTTTTGGCAAAATGAAAATCCTGAGAACTTTCCCAAGATGGATATTTACGACTCTTCTTTTGATACAAATGAGGGTATCGTTGGAAAAAAGGGGAAATGATTCGTGGTAGTTAAGCCCACAATTCCCGAAGCGATTCCTGTCCCCCCTGAAGGGGCGACCGGGATCGCGCCTGATAATCCTTACGCACGTCCTCGTTATGGACCGAAGCAGCAAAATATTGCTACTGATATTCTTGGCAATGAAATTATAAGAAGAGAACCACATCTACTCGAAACGATAAAGCAAGATCCTAATTTTGTAGATATCTTCCATGCTGCCGCAGGACTTACTGCCATATCCAGTATATATAGAACGTTTGACTCTGTTGACCCTGAAGAGATGAGAGCCTTGGGCTACATGCCTAAGGCTGACGAAGATGCCAATTGGAAGGCTAACTTTCCCCAAATAGTAAAGTCTGATCTCGAAAAGCTTGAAGACGAAGCGAGGTTTTACGGGTATAGAGAGTTGACGGGAAAGGATCAAGCGTACTTATACAATGCAAGAACCCCCGAAGAGTACGCAAGAAACTTAAGAAACATAATTCACAACAGGAAAGTCGAGAGAACCCTAGCTGCTGCTCCTGCCTCAACCATTGCTGCTGCGATGTTCATGTCTCTATTCGAGCCTCAGAATTGGGCAGCTCTTCCCCTTGCTGGCTTTGGAAAGATTTCTACAGCTAGAGCTGTTTCCAAGGCTATGGGATATGGAGCAATCATTGCTGGCGCTGAAGAGTTTGCTTTTCATGCTGCCGATCCAAATAGAACAAGGGGCGATTCTGCAGCCACTATGGCCTTCTCTGCGGTTATTCACGCAGGAATTGGTGGTTACTTAAGCAAAAGTGCTCGACACCAAAGGGGTCAGCTTGAGCAAATAGAAGGCTATCTCAGCGAATCGGAAGCCATAAGAAAAGTAGTCATGAACGTTAATGACTACCTTCCTGAAGGCGGGGCTACTGCACTAGATGTAAGTACAATTACCATAGAGAGTCTATTGGCTCTGAAGATCCATGGACTAGGAAAAAAAAGAGCAGAGATTTTCGTCAGAAATATTAGAGAAATGTTTGAAAAAACACCTATGACTGCTGACGACCTTGACGCAATGAGTCTCGCTGGACTCCCCCAGGAGTCCAAGAGACTTCTTAAAGCAAGGCTTTTTGTTGATGATCTACTTGAGTTCAGTGAAGACGCAAGCAAGATAGATAGCATATTTGGTTCTTCTCATGTTTTAGGGAAAGCCTCCGGTATAACTTCTGTTCTCAACAACCTCTTATCCAGTCCCTTTCCTGAAATCAGGAAACTTGCAACTGAGATATTTGAGGTTCCTTATCTTACTACAAATCAAGTTCAATATGGAAGAAGAGCGCCTGTCTCTCTTGAACAAGAAATAGCCTCTGCTCGTATTAACAATATAGAAGAGTATCAAACTTCGCTCTATTCAAATTATCAATCTTATATAGGAAGAAACGTTGGTGAAATGGGAGAGCTTGGTGCTGGAAGAACAGGGGTGTTTTTTAGAGGAATTGCCCAAGCAGGTAAGAACGTTCTGCGAGGCGAGAACCTTAATTATTCAAATATAACTACGCCTAAAGGCTTTTTAAATATTGAAGAGTTTGAAGAAAAAGCAGTCATGCTTAATCGTGGAGCTATCAACAAAGAAGATCTTGGTGATGCTGGTGAGTTTGTTCAGAAACTGTCTGATGACATCAACAAGTTTTATTCAAAACACAACGAAGATGTAAGAGAGCTTTATGAATTCATACACGGAAAGGGCCCTCTCGATACCGCTGAAGCAGCAGCTAAGAGAGAAGACGCTTGGAACAATGGCAACTATTTAACGAGAGTTTGGAATAGACATCAAATTGAAAATAATACTCATGCTTTTAGAAGTTTTCTAATTAGTCAATTAAGGAAAAAGTATAGAAACGACGAAGATGTTAAAATACTTACTGGTTTGACAATTGCTCAATGGGAGAAGTCTATAGACAAATCTATCATTGGCATTTTGTCAAGTCCGGCAGACAGGCTTCTTCATGAAAAGATAATTGATCC